AAATACCCAGTTTCACCAGGTTCTATAATTTCTACGTACCTAATCAGATTACGGGCAATAATTTCAAAGTGTCTAGGATCAAGACCACCTCCGTAGATTCCACGTAACTCTTCCGAAAGATATTTACGACCAGCGCCTAACCCACGAAGCTTAACGAGTTTACGGGGATTAATAACTCCTGTAGATAATCTATCACCTTGTTGGATCGTATCACCTTCTGCTACAACAACTTTTTGATCAATAGGTACGAAGTGTTTTACTTCGTTAACGAATACATTATGGTCACCCAGGGGAGTTGTAATAACTTTACTAACTTTACCGTTAAGATTCGAGATAGTCGCTTCATCTTTAAAGTTCTCTGCAGGGTTGCGCATAAGGTTAGAAGCTTGTTCATAGGCATTACCTTTACGTTCACCAACCGTTGCCTTGTGCTTAGTTGATAACATAGCTTGGGTCAGAACTTCTGATACAGATTGAGCAGCGATAACTCCAACGTTCTCCCCAATGATAGGCATCTTACCATTAGCCATAAGGCCGTAGCACTTTTTACAAACACCTTCATGAGCTTCACAAGTCATAGAGCTACGAATCTTGACATTTTCTTTACCACTCATTTTTAAATCTGCGTAGTAAGCTTCACTTATCAAGCTATTAGTAACAGACTCGAATCTACCAATGATAGCCTTACTATCAGTGATTGGTTTCATGATACCATTCTTTGTACCACAATCATCCATGGTGATAGTTTCATGGAACACGGTTGGGGATAGTCGTTTGAACAAAGCTCCAGGAAGAGCCGTAGAGAGCTGCGCCATAACAGTAGAGCCTCGGCCCATGTAACTCATTGCCAAGTGCTCTGCAGGGCTCATACCTTCTGCAAAAGAGTGTTTGATAACGATAGGAACCAGCTCACCCTTTAAGTTAGCGGACATGAGAGGAGTACTCGTACCTACGGCAAGTTGCTTTGGATTACCACGAGCTCCGGTGTTAGCCATCTTAGCAGCCATACTCCCTCTTGAGAGCAAGTACTTAAGATTTTGGTCTTCGATTCTTGTATTGTATTTAGAAGTCAAATCAACCAAATCACTATTAATTTGATTCTTGTTTTTGCCAGCATCTTTGATTTGCTGAACTTTGGTCGCAAACTCCTTGATGATAGCCTGTCGTTCATCCGAGGTATTTTCGTAGTCCATCAATGGAGTACTTGCACCAATCTCAGTTGCTTTGTTAAAAAACAGTTGACCAAGACTATTGATATGTTCGTGAGCGTTTTCTCCTCCATGCTCTAACAGCATATTGACGAGATTACTCATACCCTTTTTATCAATAGTTTTATGAAGGTCAAAACGTTTTTTTGACTCATCTGTTGGCATAGAATGCTTTAGCAGTAGTGCCCCTGCGGTAGTTAGTTGATTGGTCATATGTCTATTTTAAAGGTTACCTAATAATTTTACACTATAGTACTAAATTTTGGTATAAGAAATGTGTAGAAGCTTATTATAAGAATCAACAACTTCTTAATTAACTATAATTAATAGGATAAAAAATGTCCCTGATTAGTACCGCAATTTTTGAAGTTAAAACTTTTCCATTGGCTACTGTTGCGATGGTTCCAGTATCTGATGATGATGCTTCTTTCTACGCTTGGCGTTGTACGTGGCAAGAAGTAGAAGGTAAGGTTATGAAAGACGCTGGAGCGACTTATTCCCATTCCAGGCTTGTCTTGTCAATGGCTATCGGAGCTATGAGCAACACTGTAGACATGGTAAATCCAATGATCTACCTGCGGCCAAAATCGTTCACGTATGTCAAAATAAGTAAAGAAATGTTCATGGATCTGCTATCACGTTCCAAAGGACTCATCCATTATCCGGAAGGATTTCATCCAGAAGATTTCGAACCGGGTTAAACCAAATAGATCATCAGGGCTTCCCCCGTGGAGCTTTTGCGGTGCTTTCATAGGCCGCTTTTTTTAGTTCATTAAAGTCTTTTCTTTTGGTAAAAGATACTTGTAAACCCTAACGGTGTTCTGATCATACACCGAATTCATCATAGTACTATGTAAGGAAATAAATGTTAAACGAAAAACTAATATTGGCAGGTAAAGTCTTAAGCCCGATAACGCATGATAAGTATCGTAACAACTATAATAATTACCGCACCCTCATAGCTAAAGCCTTAAGAATAGGTCAAAGGGATATTAAAGTCGAAGCTCTGATGCCAGGAACTACAGTGGAGTTCCTTACTTTTTATCTACACAGGGATTATCTTACTAGTAGTTTTATTACCTATCTTGAGAATGGGTTTGGAAAAACTAATGTAATAGAAGATAAGACTGAAAATACAATCTATATTGCGTATGATAGCTGTCAACTAAATTTAGTATTGGTAGACAAAGATTTTACTGCTCTAGAGAATTTTGTCTTCTACCATTCGTTTGGAAAGATGGGAGAAGTATTAGGCGCTATTGCTAAAAGAATGGGAATGAAATATACTGATGGAGGTTTATTCCTTCCAGTCTATCTTCAGGGTAAGCATTTGACTGACGTAAGTATTACTTCTAATTGGTATGAGTTAGTTGGGATATTAGGATTGCCCTATTTGTATATGGATTCTGCTAACAACTTGGATTTGAACGTTTTTTGGAATTCTATCTCTCGTTCAAGGTATTTCTCAAAAGATGCTTTTCCAGTAACTCCAGAAGGTGAAGTAAGTACTTCCCCATTACTGGATTTCATAAAGCAAAAAGTTGCTACACTAAATCCAGCAGATATGTATGTGTACTCCACTGGTAAAACGCCTTGGTTAGCGGGTATTAAGAAATCATATCCTACAGTTCTAGATAGAGTTAGAACAGTTATTAGAGAGTCAATTAGGACCGATGCTTTACAAAATAAATTACCTGACAGCTTGATCTCAGAAGCTTCTGGAGTAACAGAGGTATCAAGGGTACTTGCTCTGCGAAATAAAATTAAGTCATCATTTGTAAGCATAAACTCATATGAAGACTTTATCTTAAGTAGTTCTTTTGATACAATTAAGAACAAGATTATTAGTGAAGCACAAGTGAGTTCCGGTGATCAAGTAAATACGATACCTAAGTTAGAAGTAAAAAATCGTAAACCTAAAAGGTTGGGTGACTTTAAACTGCCTCACGACGTTAAGGATTACCAGATGGTAAAGCTTGGAGGATTTTTAGTTAAAGTACTTGGTATATCTAAAGCTAATAATCGAGCAGAAGTTGTGGTTCAAGGTTGTGATGTAGACGAGTACGCTTATCTAATAAATGGACACTACACATTCATTCCTTTAGAAGATCCTCCTTCAGTGCAATCTAAATAAAAGACTGAAGTCAAAGACAAGTTTATAGCTTGTCTTTTTTTAGCTTGATCAAGCTTTAAAATAACAATACTATGCCACTTTCTCATAACCAACAAATTTTATTAACCCGCCAACGCCACGAAGCTGAGCGTATGGGGTTGCACTGGGACTATCGTATAGTCGTTGGTGGCAAAGCGTATTCTTGGGCAACTAAAAAAGAAATGCCTGAACCGGGCAAAGCCATTATTTTACATGAGCAACCCATCCATACTTCTCATTATGCTCTAAGTCCTAAAGTGATCATCCCTTCAGGTCAGTATGGTGCAGGTGTTACAACTTTGGATTGGGTACGTAAAGGTAAAGTTGTTAACCAAGAAGAGAGCGTTGATAAATTTGTTGTCGAAACTACTGAAGGCGATAGATTCTTATTTAAAAGAACTCCCCAATATTCAAATAAAGCTTGGTTGTTTAAGAATCTTAAGAAACCTGACGCTATAGAGAAGAAAGCGGAAGATGGGCGTATATGGTTATACCATGGTAGCACTCCCGCTAGAATTGAAGCCATTCTTAAAAACGGTCTAGATCCTAAACTTCAAGGATCGAGGATGGGTGCACCCGACTTGCTAAATAATGAAAAAGTAATGTCTCTTACTGCAAATAAGGATGTTGCAAAAATCTATTCTTCTCCAGATTCTATTATCAAACTAGTATTAGGTGGAAAAAGTCCAGAGCCTCTTCTAGTCAGAGTTAACACTGGAAATAGATTAAAAGAGGTGACTCCAGATTGGGATCACAACGAATGGCACTACAATGATAAGGTTTCTATTAAGGACATCCTAACAAGTGATATGCCTGAATATAGAAAAATTGAAGAAAACAAATACGTAGAAAAAGTAGCTGCTAGGATTGAAGGTTTCTGTGACACTCCTGGGGCTATTTACCATAGTAAATTTAAGGGTAATAACGTAGGTATGAGTGTGACTCTACCAAGTCATGTTGTAATACCGAAGCATGCTATGGAAGGCATAGAGTTGGAAATGCACGATGCCATAGAAAAGATACTCGGAAAATATTTTAAAAAGAAAAACTAATGGCACTTAATGATAAATATACAATGAGGGAACACCAGCTTCACGCCGTAGAAACAGCGGTGAAGCGTAATGGTAATATCATCCTCTCACACCCGGTAGGGTCTGGTAAGACTGGCTCCTCTATTGCTGTATTTGAGAAACTAAAACTAGATGGTTTAGCAAACCGTGCACTAGTTGTGACACCCGCATCACTACGTACTAACTATGGGGAGAATGGGGTAAAGAAATTTACCGACTCTGATTATCGTGTGTATGGTAATAAACAAGAGGTTTCATCGGACCAGACTGGATTATTTTGTGAGCCAAAAAGCGAAGGCCCAGAATACGGTTTGGTAAGTTATGAGATGTTCAGGGAAGATCCTGAGAAATACATCAAAGGGCATAACGCTGATACCGTTATTTTTGATGAAGTACATCGTATTAAGAATGATGAGAGTAAAACCTTTAAAGCATTAAAGGATTCTCGTGGCATGTTCCGCAATTTTATTGCGATGACAGGATCTATCACATCAAATACTCCGGCTGACGTTGTTCCTCTTATAGATGCAATGACTGCTGGCAATCACCAACTTGGTTCTAAAGCATCCTTCGAGAATCGTTTCGTTAAAAAAGATGCTAAAGGTAAGATTGAAGTTATCAATCCTATCCTTGTTCGTTCGCTTATCGCTCCTTATGTTCATAACGTTACCGAAGAGCAGCTTGAAGAAGGCACGGGTATAAAACGTCCAGATAAGTACGTCCATGAAATTAACATCCCATTATCAGGTCAGCATGAAGAATACTACAGATATGTTATCAAACAACTTGATCCTATTACTAAAGCCAAATTATCACATGGCTTAGGAAAACTAGGTAAGGCTGAACTTGACCAGATCTTCTCTAAAATGCTTAAAGCTCGTCAAGTAGCAAACTCTATGCACATGTTAGACACTAACATGACTTTAGAAGAATCCGCAGAGAAATCCGTAAAGATAAAACGTTTATTGGATGATGTCGAAGAGCATTTAAATACTGTGCCCGATGCACAAGTCGTAGTTCATTCCGAGCTAATACAAGGTGGTCTTGACGTTCTTCAAGCTGGTCTTAAGAAGCGTGGTATAGAATATGGACTATTCATTGGTAAAGGTAACAAAGGTGTTACTGAGAAAAGCCGTCAACAAGACGTAGATGACTACAATGCTGGTAAAAAGAAAGTTCTTCTTATCTCTGCTGCTGGAGGCGAAGGTCTGGACTTGCCTAATACTACTTTAGTGGCATCGCTGGATGGACATTGGAATCCAGAGAAAATTAATCAAGTAGAAGCTCGTGGTATTCGTATGGGAGGTCTTTCCCACCGTCCTGAATCAGAACGTAAGGTTATCGTTAACCGTTATATTACTAAGCTTCCGGTATCGAATATAGATACAATGAGAAACACTAAAAATCTCCTGTCCCCCACAGAATTTGCTATGCGTATTTTTAAAGGGGAGAAGGCGTTTTTTAATCCACATAAAGCAATGCCAACCGTAGACCAACTTATGTACGCCGTAGCTAAAAGCAAAGCCCAAGGTAATGAACAACTAAAAGGTTTGTTTGAAAAAACCTCTGCTTATAGTTTTAACAGTGACAGAAATATTCTCAATTCGTATTTAGACCGTTTCCAAGATAAACTTCTTACAGGAGATTACCAAGATAAATGGATAGACGAAGCAGAAGAAAATCGTTATATCAATCGTCTAAAAAGGTATTACGCAAGTGCCAATAGGAAGGGAGTCGTTGCAGTTACTCCTAAGGATTATGATAAGTATAAAGACCGTACTAGACAGTCTCAGGCCCTTAGAAATTTCGGCATGGGTATGGGTCTTGGAGCGGGCATTGGTGGTTTATACGGAACAGCTTATACAACTAAGCTTTTAGGATTTAAAAAGGCATTGAAACTAGGAGCGGGAGTAGGGACTATTGCAGGAGCAATAACAGGAGGTGTAATGGCTAGAAACGGTGATAAGCCCCATGTTACTACCACTGCAGCAATAGCTAAGAAACGTCTAAAACTAGAAGATGACAATCTACTTAAAATATTACGCGGTGAAGCAGTTAAAGAAGAACAGACTAAAGTAACCGAACATTATATTAAGTTGAAATAACATGAATAAATATCTAGAAAAAATAGCCAGAGAGTATACTCAGCAAGAAAATGTGGAGACTGGTGCAGGGGATAAAATTGGTCTAGGGATTACTTCTGCAGTAAGTGCAGGAATAGTCTCTAAAAAAATTGCTCCTTTCGTTGCGAAACCTGTATCTGCTTTTATAAGTAAGGGTACCCCTCGTATTCCAACAGATGCTTTAGACGCAATTACAGATAAAGTACTATCTGCTACTAATTCTACAATGAATCCTTTTGAATTAAGTAAGCATATGCCTTCAAATCTTTTGATAGGAGCAGCTGGTCAAATGAAGCCCGGAGTGTATACACCAGATGAAATGAATAAAATTAGATGGACAGCAGATAAGGCTGAAAAACTTAAAGATATCTTCATGGGAGCTCCAGCTCGTTTAGTAGGAATCAACCTACCTAAATATACTGGAGCACTTTCAAGTAGAGAGCCTTTCATTAAAAATTATATTGCTGACAGCAGACCAATCTCATTAGCAGCTATTGCTGGTGACTTCCTTGGTCAACTTGGAGGTCAACCTGTTAAAAGCACCGTAAATACTGATTCCTTAGCTCAACATCTAGGTCATGCAACTGACCTTTCTAAAGGAGCTACTAAGCTTAAAAGCAGATTAGGTCTTATTTCTAAAACTATGATGACCCCTGCTGCTGTAGTTGCAGGAGGAATGCTTGCAAGTGAAAAAACTAGGGATTACGCTTGGGCAGTTCCTGTGGTAACGGCAGTTCCTGGTATTAGAAATGAATTGGCATCAAGTATAAATGCTATGAAACTTTTAAAGGGACAGGGCGTTAGTAGAAAAGCAGTCATTCCTATTGCAGCTGCTAATTTGTTAAAAAGTTTGATTAAACCTGGTTTGACTTCTGGCACTATAGCTGGTATTAATCATCTAAGGGAAAAAGGGGAAGAAGTTAACCCAGAAGAATGGTTAGTGGATAGAGGATAATGAATAAATATTTAGAAAAAATTGCCAAAGCATACTCTGGTGAAAAAGTGGAAATAGAACCAGGCGTATACTACCATTTAGATAAGCATGAACTGAAACCTACTACCGCTCATATGGCAGAGTATATGGATAAAAGGGATACTCGTAGTCGATTAGGGGTTGGAGCCGTGTACGGGGCAGTCGGAGGCTTTATGGGTGCAGCTATGGGAGATGGCTACCATGGAACACGTCTTCGTCAAGAGGCTCCCCTAACAACTACGAACTATTCTAAGTTTGGTATAGCTGACCTTGAATGGGAAAATACTAGACCCGTTCCGGACTTTAATACTAATAGTAGAGATCCGATAGGAGACTATAACCGGAAACTTAGAGATTGGCGGGATAGGCAACCACAATGGCACGACTTTACTGAAACTCGACCTTCAGAATTCAAACCAAGATTAACTAACTTAGTTAATAAGTATGGTCATACTCCTACGAAGCGCATCACAACTGGATTAGGTGGAGTTGCTGGTGCTTTAGTCATGGGTGGACTTGGCTATGCGGTAGGAGGATTACTTCCGGAAGAAAGACCTATAATTAAAAACCAATACTTAGAGAAGTTAGAAAATAGGCACGAACATCATATTAACGAATTAGAGGGCTGGAATGACTAATAAGTATCTAGAAAAGATCGCCCTCTTTAGACCTAAACGTCAACCTTTAACCAAATTCAAAAAAGAAGAGTTCCAAGGCCGTTTTACAGAAATGTTTGACAAGGCTGTAAAGGGTAGAAAACTGAATGCTGAGAAGGTTAAGAACTATCGTTGGAAGAACAGCATTGGCATGGTTAATAAAGAAGGTTTACTAAGTAGGCTCTTGGTTCCAAGCAAAGCTAATCCGGGCAAACATCTGGAACTGAAACATCCAGACTATAAGAAGAAATGAACAAATACCTAACGAAGATAGCACAACAACTTAAGGAAGAGGCTCACCCCTCTTCTCTAGGTATTGACCTTGATAAAGGAACGGACCCTGAACTACACAAATGGCTCATAGCAGTCACCTTATTTTCTAAGCCAATTCAGCGTAGTGTTGCTGCTCGTACTTCTATGCAGTTATCTTCGGAAGGTATTGATAGCCCGGAAGCTATTGGTAAAGCTGGCTATTCAAATCTATTAGAATCTCTACAGAGGGGTCACTATTCTCGCTATGATGAGAGCACTGCTAAAACCCTTCTTATACAAGCCAAACAGCTGCATGACCAGTATGGATCTATCTCTGATTTCGTAGCCCGAAGAACACCGGAAGAGATACGAAAAGAAATCATAAACCTAAGAGGTATTGGTCCTATGGGTAGTAAACTTTTCGTAGAAGGACTTGAGCCACATTTACAAAAGTTTCAAAAACCAGTCGAACATCCTGTATAATAGAAGATTACGAAAGATATTTACTAAATGTTCGCACGCCAACCTTATAAAGAACAAGAAGACTGGACGACTCTTAAAGATCCAGTAGCCACTGTTAAATATGATGGAGCTCACTATTTTTTAGCTGTTAAAGATGACGGGGCTTTAACTTTCCATTCCAGACGACCTAGTGTTAAAGGAGGCTTCCCTGAAAGAACCGAAAAGCTTCCGCACCTTACTACTAAAAAATTCCCAGAGCTTTCGGGTAATGTGTATTCAGTAGAGTTAATTCACACAGGTCATAAAAAGGAAAATAAAGAATCTCATCCAGCAGTGAGTGGACTTCTCAATTCTTTAGCTCCAAAATCAATCGCTGACCAAAAAGAAAAAGGCCCTATCAGGGCTGTTCTGATTGATGTTATAAACCCACCTTTACCTACGTATAAAGATAAGCTCTTACATATGAAAGATGTGGAGAAGAAGATTGGCAAACCAGATTTAGTCTTTGTTCCTGAACCAGCCATTACAAAAGAAGCTATCGTAAAACTTATTACTAAAACCAAAGTTCATGGTCACGAAGGAGTTATTATTACTTCTTTAACTACCCCTGAAGCAACGAATCCCCGTATCAAAATTAAACATAAAAATACGTATAACCTTCGAGTAACAAAGATTCAGCAAGAGATAGATATGCACGGCAAACCTAAAGAACAGGCAGGAGCTTTAATTGTAGAAGATGCTATTGGAAGAGAAGTGGCTTCAGTAGGTACGGGTCTTAGCAGAGAATTAAAACAAGAAATCTGGAAAAACAAAGGTGACTGGATTGGTCGCTTGATCCAAGTGGAGACTATGGGTACCGTCAAAGAAAAGGGTAGACTTAGAGCGCCTGTCTATAATGGAGATGCAGATGGGGACATTGATTTAGTAGAGTAGATTTTGGTATAAGGATAGTATCTACAACTATACTTATATCTTGATCATGATTAACCCTCCCATAGCAATAGGAAATACTCCTGTGTTGGTCCTTAAGGATCAATTTGTTACGATCCACAAGAAACCTTTTAAAGCATTTAGAGGTTTGAAGAAATTTCAGTACAACTACACAACTCAAATGGTTCGCATCGTGGTAACAAAGTTTAACAACACTACCACTATCGAATATCCTCTCAAGGGTCAAAGCACTACAAGGCTTCAACAGTTGGAAGAAGAATTTCGAAAAATTCATTAGTCACAAAAATTAAAGCCCGGTTTCATCCGGGCTTTTTTAGTTTTATCCTTTGATTCTTATCGGAGTATTCTCTTTGATCCTACCTTCTTTCAAAGCTTTCAGAGCATCAAGTTCAGTGTCAAATTCCACGGTCTTTTGAGCTTCATCCGGTTCTGTCATATATACCGATCCGATAATAGCTTCATGTCCAGGAGCAACCATAGAATTACCTAAACCTCTACGGTAGTCATGGATATGGTGTTCTGGTAGAAGTTTCTTTTTAGCTTCCTCAACTGCTTCAGGTGTCATTGGCACTTGTATAGTCAGAGCATCTCCATCGTAGTCACCAGCGTATAAAGGAAGGTGCAATGGATTCAATCCAATAGTCTTACCCTTAATAGGAACAGCAAAGTGAGCAGTAACGTTAGTCCTCATCAGCGTAGGTGCTCGGTTAAGTATGATAGGAACCTGCTTAATCAATTTACTAAGAGAAGCTTGTGCAGCTGGGTTTCTGGACTCTACGGCATTTTTAGCAGAAACATAGTCAAAGCCTTGTTTAGTTAAATCACGAAGTAAGTGGAACTGAAAAGTTGTCCACAGCATATCTTCGGGAATAGCAGCTTCGTTAAAACCAAGATTAGGCTCTGCGTAAATGGTTCCACGACCAGAGAAGTCTTGTTTCTTACTTAGGAGTTTTGAGTGGAACAATCCACCCTTCGGACCTGAAGTACCGCTAATTTGCTTTATATAGCCCTTCAAGCTTTTCCCACGACTTGCGCCACTGATTGCATCACCTAGACCGAAAACAGCCTTAGCGCCTGCGTAGAGGTCTCTACGGGCATCCATGAGCTGGTTGTTAGGATATATATCTTTGTTGTACTTAAGAGGCTCATTTACAAGCATGTGATCTCTATACAACATATTTACATCGGCGTAAGTAATGTTGTTATTACCTTCAACCATTGTAGGTCTAGTCAAAGGCGGAGCCACTGGTATATTTCGTAAAATATACGCTTGCTGTGGTTTAAGCTCCGACTTACGAAGTCCTTCTAGATACTTAAGCTTTTTTACTAAGTCATCTTTTTTACTAGGACTCTTAGTTGTTTTAATTTCTTGCTTAATACCTTCGAATTGTTTATTAATGTCTACTTTACCAAGTAACATCTCAAAGGCAGGACCGCCTGCAATAAGAAGGTTTGTATCAGCATCTGGTTTTTGAGTCGTTGGTTTTGCCATAGTTACTTTCGTACTTCAAATTTCAATTTAAGAATCTTAGATAAATCATAAGGGGAAACCATTTTCCCAGGAGAATTCCATCCAGCGTTTATCAATATGTCTTGTACATATTCGGAACAGACTTTATCTTTTAATGAACTTACTCTTTCTTTAATTCTAAATAAGTTGTATATTCCTAGAAGTATAAATGAAATGATACCATAATTTACCCTTACCCTTAAGGATTCTAGTATATCAGTTCTTACTTTATTTCTATCAACAGGACATTCAAATACATCAAAATTAATGTCTGCAAATTGACTCAGAGGAATTAAGTGATTATGCCCAGAATTAATCTCTGCCATCCAAAGTCCACCGTTAAGCCAGATAGATATACCTGTATGAGTATAGGGGCTACGGGTAAATATTTCTGTTAATTTGGATATAATACCAGAATGCTTTCTGATATTTATAATATCCCCTGTTTTTATTTTCTTACGTGCTTCAGTATAGTTCATAATTATTATAAAATTACTACTTTAAGTTTCTCCAAAAGCTGGAGGCCATCCCGTTGAGAAGTTATAAATTGAAGGGCTTGCTGAAGCTTCCATAATTGCTTTATGAGTTTCGGCTTGTTTAAAAACAGCTGCTTCTTGATCTTCTAATGCTTGTACTATATCATGAATTAACTGGATAGTTATAGGAATAAAACTATTATCCATAGTCTTCCAATAAACAGGCCCAGAAGCAGTTTGTAAAATAGTTGTCCCAGGGGATCCTGCGATGGCTAATTTAAATGCTTTATTATCCAAGGTAAGATACTGAGTTCTACTAACTATATCTGTTTGAAACCATTTACCAGCGACTGGCACTCCAGTGCCAATTGTTCTACGTAAACGTTCAACTTTTATTTCTTCCCACTTATCTAATTTAGCCTGCGTTTTGAGAGCAGTTATTTCCTCAGCAGATCTTGGGATAATTTGCCAAGCTTGGAACCATACCCCTTCTATAGTTAGATGCGGAGCAATTTCTACGGCGTATTCTGTAACAGGATTACAATCTGGAAGAGTCGGTGTAATTTCTGCAAAACCCAGTCCTTCTATCATTTCATCAGTTAGTACACTGGGGGCGGACCAGTTAGGACGTAAAATTCTTACATCTGAATGCGAGCGTGCTATTTCTAAAGTATTTGTATCTATCCACATATTATACATCTCCTGTTAAAGTTGAAGGGAAGGCTCGGCCTGCTCCCCAGATAATTCTTACTGCACCATTACCTCCTGCATTTGGACCGCTATTAGATAAACTACTATTAGTACCGCCACCTCCAGCTCCATATAATCCACCGGCACCAATAACACCTCCAGAATTGAAGCCTCCATTAGAACCTCCAGAGCCTCCATTAATATTGGTAGCAGTAGTTCCACCGGTACCATTGGCACCTTGGCCTAGTAGCCCAACTCCTCCACCTCCTCCAAATAGAGATGTACCTCCACCTCCTGCCCCACCAGTTCCGGCACTTCCCCCGGATGCACCGTCTGCACTCCCCCCAACTCCACCTGTTCCAGCGTATCCGCCAGCTCCACCTCCTCCACCTGTCCAATTGGGAGCATTAGTGTAATCAAGGGTACCGACTCCTCCATTACCCCCATTACCTCCACCAGTTCCAACAAAAGTACCACCAGCGCCACCTCCCCCCGCTTCATTAAGTCCACCTCCCCCTAAACCACCCATAACAGTTGAGGTATTAATAAAATAGGAGTTGGTACCATTGATACCAGATATAGATCCATTCGTAGGCTTACCCCCGGTTCCAACTACTACAGTATAAGAAGTTCCAGGAACTACATCGATATTATTTTTCCAACCTAGGCCCCCTCCCCCTCCACCTCCGCCCGCACCAGCTGTGTTAGATCCTGCACCACTACCGCCTCCTCCAACGCAAACTACACAAACAGAGGTAACTCCTGCAGGGCATACCCAAGAGAAAGTTCCTGGGGTTGTATGAGCGACTTGACTGGGAGCAGCTATTATGTCTACTGAACCCATACTTGTACTAAACATTAATAATTACTCCCGCCTGTACGACCATAAGTGTTAGTACCATCACAAGTAAACACATAGATATCAACTTTACCATTAACACTTGTAGCACTAGGAGCAGTTCCCCCAGCCCATTTGATTGTAGAACCTCCTGCCCAAGTTAGAGTATGTACACCCCCGTAGGCAACTAGAAGGGTGTATCCTTTACCTGCTATAGAAGTCGGTAAAGTAATAGTAGCATTGGCGTTAGTAGTAAGTTTCTGTATAGTACCATTAGACAATGAAACTGTGAAGGAGGATCCTGCCGCTGGAGCATACAAAGTTTCTATATAATCCGTAATAGTAGGATTTGTCAGAGTTGGGTTAGCAGAGTTTGCCTTTAAATTCAATGCTGTTTGCTGTGCTGTACTAACTGGTTTATTAGCATCACTCGTATTATCCACATTACCAAGTATAGTGATGTTTGCAGTACCATCGAATGATATTCCGTTAATAGTGCGTGCAGTAGCAAATTTAGTTGCTGTGGCTGAATTTCCACCGATATTCAAAACAGTAGCCGTACCTGTCAAACTTGTCCCAGGACCTATAAAATCAGTACCGGTGACTGTGCCAGTTGCTGAGATGTTGCCTGTAACCGTAGCAAGTCCTTGGGCCAGTCGCAGCACTTCAGCCGTAGTTACAAGAGAGGCAGATCCTTTGGATGACACGTTGAAACGTAAGTCTCCACTGTAACCCCCAGTGTTGTAACTCAGAATCGACGCTTGTTTATTCGTTGACGTACCATAGAACGAGACCCCATCATTAGCGTTGATTCCATCCGAACCACTGGCTAGTACCAGTTTAGTATCCGGCAAGTTCATACCAATACCTAAACGTCCAGACGCATCCAGACGCATCTTCTCAGCGTTGTTGGTGACAAAGACAACAACACCATCTAATGCGGAACCACCCCGATGGAAATTAAAGCCTGCTGCTAAGCCTGGGCCAGCACCTACATATTCCATACCAAATGAGGCATGTGACGAGTTGATTGTAGTGCCAATACCATTTTTAGCGGTAAGCTGGAAATTAGCGTCAGAAGCACCACGGGCCAGGATTGCTCGCGTGGAGCCAGCAGTGCTATTAGTGATATCCAAAATATTGGCAGCACCACCAATCTGCAAGCTACCACTAAGCGCACCTCCAGTCAGAGGTAGAGTGTTTTCAACGTAGGCCATGGTCATGACAGACCAGCCGGTGCCACCAGCAGCAGCCCACTTGTGCAGAATACGCTGTTGAGATTTATTGAAGTATAGAGCATTAAATCCACCACCAGTTGCGTCAGCGTAGGTAGAAAGATCAATAATATCAGCGAAAGCACCTGAGGTGTCATTCTCAAATCCAAAACGGAAGCGACCTCCGGAAGCATATCCAAGTCCTGTTAATGGATTGCTTATAGTACGAGAATCTAAGGAAGCTACTGATGTACCTGCCCAACCTGGTGCCTTTATTGAGGGGGTGTACCCTAAAGCTGTGGTTACATTAGCAAGGGTCAAACTAGTGACGTTGACAGCCGTTGTAGCAGTAGCAGCGTTACCACCGATACTTAATCCAGCAGCAGTACCTGTAAGGCCGGTGCCAGCGCCTGCAAAAGAGAGGGCTGACAAGGCTCCTGTCGAAGGTACGAAGGACAGATTGTTGGAGACATACTGAGGTAGTCCGTTACCACTTGAGCGGTTGAACGAGAGAAATACAGGACTGGCGTACGCATTATCCAGATTAACGTCTATCAATCCAGTAGAATTGGATTTGCCTGTAATGTTGATAGCCCAACTACCTGAAGCCCCAGTACCAGTTAACGTAGGAGCGTATAGGTTGAAGTTTTGGCTTGCCAGAATAGTGCGCCAAGCAGTCCATGAACCCCCTCCAAGTGCCGTATTACCGGAGCGTGTGTACATTGCACCATCAGTATAGGCAGTGTAAGTCTGAGTGATAGTGTCACTACCCGCCACACACGAAACAAATAGCTGACCGTAATTACCTCCTGGAGAAGAGTTAATACCAGCACTACCAGTTTTGTAGAATCCAGGAGTAAGAATGGTGTTAAGGTCCAATCCATCCGCTAGTATGGCACCAGCAAGACTTCCGTCATGCCATAGCTTACGCCAAGAACCCCAAATATCACCTGATGAGTATCCAGTTACCTTACGTATTGTGTAATCTTCGGTAGGACCGTTGGAAGAGAACAGTTGGAAGGTACCTGCATCAGAGCTTGATCCAGATGCTCGTCTGGCTTCAAGTGTAACACCGGAAAGTACTGGAAAATTGGTACTACCGGAGGAATTAACTAGAAGATCAAAACCAATACCACGATCAACGTTTGCATCTATGGCACTTGTGCCTAGTATTGATAACTTTGAGGCTGAAGCTGCCGCACCTGCCGATGTAATATATCCTGGACCATTGGTAAGCTGGTTCAAGTTGGTCAGCGTTGCAGAATTCCAAATTTGATTGTTGTTGTAGTACCCAACGCCCAGCTTGCTGCTGAAACTACCTTCTAAGCCAAACATCGAAGTGGCCATCTGAAGATTGCCCATACCAACTGCTTGCACAGCTGCTCTTACTGTATAAGTGGAGGCATGGTTATGGTAAATCTCCAAACCAGTACCTGCTACAGAAATACGTAACAGAGGATGATTTGAAGTGTTGTCTGCCAAGGCTACAGCCGTGAGAGTCCATGCACCACCTGACTGAGTAACAATATATGTAGCACCAGTATAAGTGCCAGTACTCAAAGTCATAAGGTTAATGCGATACCCATAACCGTTTACCAGCAAATTTCCACCAGTAGGCAAAGGCAAGGTTACAAAAGTAGCTGTGGGAATACTATAGTCGTTATACGCTTGTGATTGATTACTGGCTTGAAGCGGAGTATAGCCAAGTGCAGAAGTAACATTTCCACTAGTAATTCCAGTAAGTGAACCAGACCATTTAGCACCATCCCAGTATAGAGGACATTTATCGGTAGTTGACCATATACTACTACCGCTTCCATAGCTAGGAACTGGGGTAGCGGCATTGGTACTCACTGCCATCGGAGATAGCAGAAAATAATCTAATTCGATTGTCATTATTATGCAATCCAGTCTACAACATAGTTAGTCCCTACTAAAGGAGCGGTGTTAAAAATTACCTTGAAAGTGTTATTAGTATCGTACTGAATGCTTGGTCTAACCATTGAGAACGGGGTTGCCGATTGTGAAACGAAAACCGGGAATCCTCTTTTATTCTGATTATGAGTAACTGTAAAAGTCGTAGTAGCATTATCTCCGGTAAGAGTTGTTGCAGCTGCTGTTCTAGCTACAGTAGCATCAACAGTAACTCCAGGAATCCCTACGCTGATACCCCCTCCACCTGCAGGAATGACTGTTATCTGATTACCAGATACACTAATGCCATTACCTGCAGTATACAGGGAAGAAGCAGAAAACTGATTCCAAATAAGATTTGTGGACCCTAAGGTAATAGGGTTAGAATTAGCTAATAACCAACTAGTAGATGCAAGAATAGCGCCTTCTTCAACAACAACGTGTGTACCAGAGTTAAGTTGGGTTCCATTAATGGCATCAGCTCGTCTGCCCCAAGCTCCAGCGGAGACAGTATAAATACCATTACCACTTGCAGTAGTCTGATTCTTTACAAGAACTGAATCTCCAGAAGTTAGAGTAACAGCCCAATCTCCTCCTGCTTGAGTAGTAAGACCAGATAAGGTAATGTTTGCAGTAGTTGCAAAACGAACAGATGGTTTAGAATCAATACCAGCTTGTGCAGCCTGAACTTGAGATAAAACCCACTGTCGAGTTGCTGCATCGCTGTTAGATACTGGATCTGCAACGTTTGTAATAAGTTGGTTGTTCATACTCACAGATGCAGTTGGTGCTGCCATCTGATCTAATCGATTTGTACGAACTTGAGTATCGAAGTTTACTGCCAAGGCACTTAGTGGAATAACACCTGATAGCTTAGTAGCATCCATAGTGATCCAAGCATTGTTTGCCTGGTTACGCATACGAGGCGCATCCAATGTTGTGTCAAAATACATTTGACGAGGTAATGGAGTACCAGGAGGAGACGCTAATGGCTCAAGAGATGCACGGACAAGCGAGTTACCCGCTAAGTCGATATCTACTAAAATTAATTCACTTGACACTTTATAATTCCTTTAATTTAAAATTGCTTGCCCGGATACTGGGACTGAAAATGAGATAACAACTTGACTATCGCTTGGGTAGTTTACAGAACCTCTTATAGACCTACCCGTGCCATCTACAGTTACTATCGTAGGTTTTTTATTCATAGCGTGATTTACGACCCATACTGCATTTGCAGAATTTTGATCAAAAGTAAATCCAGGATTTGTGGGACCGGGGTTTCCAGTATCACCCTTCTCACCTCTTTCTCCCTTATCTCCTTTTATGCCTGTTTTTCCAGGCGGACCAACTTCTTGCAAAACACTTACTACAGAGCTTTGGTCTGAAGGGTCAAATCTATTTGGGTTTCTGTTAGTCATTGTTTATTTCCACTAATACGCTATTTTAAGCCTATGTACTTGGCTACGGTAAGTAATTTACTAACAAAGGAATGTCCCCAAACGGAATTAGCAACGTCTTCAGGAGTAAAGGTTATACCCCCACCTTCCCCTCCACCTACGCTTGTAACGGCGTATGCTGCCGAAGAAAGTCTATCCACAAAAACTCCAGCAACAGGAACAATTTGAGCATTGACGTTTCCTCCGCTGATAGAATAGTTACCAGCAGAGGGGAATCTTAGACGATAGGAATTTACAAAACTCACGATAGGGAACTTAGCTCCACCGCCTAAGTCTCCCTCTTGATACTTAATAATCGGTGGATAAATTACTCCAGTAGCCGAAGCTTCCAGTTGACGTAATGTATTATGAAAATCAATAACATCCGTTATACTGGAAGTCGAATCTACAATTCGATTGTTCCAATCTACTGTAATAGTCATTACACATCCGGATCTCTTATGGCGTTAGCAGAACCTCCACTTGAACCTACTGCGAACGTAGTTTCGAAAGGTTTAATAGGAGTTACTCCACTTCCTAAGCGTACTTTAACCCTAGCAGTAAATCCAGAACCGAAAATAAAACTTGCGCTTTCACTAGTGCTTGTAGCTACCTTATCGATGAATGGTACGAATGCGCTCGATCCATTAGAGTACCCAACACCAAGAGTTCCTGAAATCGTAAAGACTGATCCAGTCCAGCTTAAATAAGAGTATCTTGTGCCAGACACACGAATAACCCCGGTGCTAGGTGTATCTGATTTAATAGAACCAGTAACAGTAATAGTACTCATACCTGAGGTATGTGCTCCATTAAGAGTATATTCATTCTGAATAATGTCAGTTCCGTTATCACGACCACAAAGAATAGTATCCCCAACAGATAATGCACCGATAGTAATACCGACCATATTTGGAGGAATCTGAGTAGCACCAGTATTGTCGATAAGTTGATAGTTCTGAGCTTCTGCAGGTAAAACACCAGTGATCTTCCAACCTTGAGCAATAAACCATTTACCACCCGCCAGCGTACCGAAAGGAGCTGCGGCGTTAGGAGTGAAGGTACTCAATGCACGGAACATCCATCCAGGAATACCGCCGATAGAGACAGCAGAGTTTTCCGAAGAAATGGCCATACAGTATTGGTAAGCTTGGGCTAAGGTACACCCACCTGTTAAAGCGATAGTTCCTGAATAACTGCGGGAGCCATTACCATTACCTAAGTCTAAAGTGGTAGCACCAACAGTAATTGTAACCACGCTAGACAATGCTGAAGCAGCGGCAAAGCTCAATGCGATGTTTGAATCTAACGCAGTTGAGATAGCGGCTGGCTGTTCAGAACCTGCAGTTAGATTTGCTGCGAAGTCTGCATAGGTTTGACCGAAAGCACGAGAGAATACTCGAATGTCGCCTGGACTACCCCCGGCACCACCTGCGATAAGTGTCCCTGCAGTTTTAGCTTTGACAAGTATTTGAATATGTCCATTAGACCAAAACTTAGTGATTTTTGCATCATTCTGAACAACATACATTGGAGATGAAGCTACAAGCGGTGAACCGATTGACTTGACGCCAGTGTATAAATCGTTACCACTGTTTTGTTCAATAGAACCAAAATTCAAAAATTGTGCAGCTGTATCATCAATATTAAATGTACCTAGAAGAGTAACAGACATCGGCTTGTTACCAGCACGGGGTCCTGCAATCTTAGAAGGATTACTAGATAAAATACTAACGTTGTCATCACCACTAGATGTGGCATTATCTGCCAAGTCTTGTAGCCATGCATGTAATTGTAGAGCTGAATATACAGTGGTACCTGCTACGTGACGAATATCACCAGTGGCGTTTACACTGAAATCGGTATCGATTGCCATGAAAATTCCTTATTTATAATCTATTTTAAGACTCATCTGAAAGCTGATTAACGAAAATTGAAACAGATGATATTGATGCTGTCGTTTGGGTTTCGTAAGGTTGATAGAAAGGAGATGCACTTGCCTTCCTAACCTTGATACGTATTGAGTTCTTTGCATCCCCTGAATTATAAACCGGGATTGTTATTACAACAGTTGAAGTTGCTGCTGTTTGTATTGCGATTTGAGTCCCGGTTGACGCGACTTCGGTTTCACATATAGAACCAACTACCACGTTAGTAAGTGTCAATGTAAAGTTACCAATAGTTTCAGTCGGTAATCGTGCCCTCCCCCACCCTTGATTATTCCAGGTGTTGATACCAAGCTCGGTTGTATAACTATGTAAATCGACGGTGCACATTGGATTAACGATAAAAGCCATTGTCATGTTAATTGAAACTCCGGATCATAGAATAGTTGAGCGTTACCTGATCCAGAAGGTTCATTACATAGGACTACCTCTACTGAAATCTCACTATTTATTAGAACTGGATATGAAGTAACTACAGTAAGTTTTTTTGGAATGTATGACGACCATACCCCCGGAATACTCCATGCTGCTGTTGAAGTAACTGGCGCAGTTACATAGTAAGTAGATTCTCGTCTGGGCACATTACTTGAATCTACATAGGAAACTACAATACCCATTTGGTTAGCATTTATGGTTCGAGTTGAATCTACTAAAAATTCCGTTACAATAGTTCGAACCCCTGTTGCAAGTCTATTAATTTTGGTCATCTTTGGACCAATAAAGGGATTAGGTGGAGTTAATACGCCTCCTTGAAACCAATCCATTCTCATAGACCAAGGTGTACCCTCTATTTGTGTAGCAGAAAAATATGGGTAATTTGCAGTGTAATCCCATTCTGCAATGCCACTAGGGGTTTCATATCGTAACGATCTACCTGCATCTCCGCTACTACCGAGTACAGCACACATTTGGTTCGATCTATATTTACTTGGTGCGCTCTGGAAACCTAATGCGGAACTTGGCAATTTAATACCAACATTTCTATTTAAAATAACTTGCACAGTACTTTGAATCCAACCTCCAGTAAACCATTTTAATGGTAATCCCCCTTGTGTACCAGCCCCATTAGTTGAAAATCTATTATTTTCAAATTTTAACAATGCAGTTGGACCACTGCTCGAAACAAAGGCTATAGCATCTACAGTTGCCTGAGACCCTGTTAAATTATACTGAAAATCACAATCCTCAAAGGTCCAATATCCGGAGGAATTCCCCATAGCAAGAAAAGGACTTACTAAGTTTGTCCTAGTCTGTAAAAATTTAAAATTACATGAGGTTACTACATAGGTATTTGTACTTGGACAATTTATATTAAATCTAGAATTGTTTCCGACAGGCAACGCCTTTTCTGCGAATTCCACGTTATGTAATCTGGTATATCCAGAACTTTCAACATCCAGTGTTGCGCTTGCTTGAGATAAATCTATCTCAATTCTAAAACCACCACGCATTAATGCAATAAAAGAAGTTCCCTCAGTTTGGCCACTATTTGCACTGTAGTCTGGCCTAAAGTGCACATACGCAAAAGCTGGTGCAGAGAAATTTACCTGAAATACCCCTACCCCGGAATCTCCTGTCCACTTTGTGTTGGTGTCAAATATCAATGTTAGAGGAAACCCCATAGCACTTCCAGTACCGCGTGACCAATTATTGGTTGACATATCTAGGGTTCTACCGGATCCTGTTCTACACCAAATCGTATCTCTATACGTGATAGTAGATGTCCACACTAAAGGTTTTGCAACTGCGATACCATAATTGCTTGGGGTGTACACATTACCATTTCCTAAGTTAGTTATTCCATTACATAGCCATCCCCAGCACCCACTAATACCACCTGAAAAGTTTGTAAAAGTAGGTGCACTAGACCATCCTGCAGATGCAAAACCTACACTACTATTTGTAGCAAAATTTAAGGTGGTAGATCCTACTCTCATCATAATATCAACCCGTGCAACTGCATCTCCACGAAGGGTTGGTCCACGAGCATATATTAGAGTACTTATCCTTGGGGTCCCATAGGCAACAGAGACACTAACGAGTGTAACACAATCATTAAGAGCAGTTGCTAGGTTATCAGCCGTTAAAAGAGTAGTTGCACCGTTTACAAAATTAGATGAACCTGCAGAACGAGAAGCCGAAGCGGTGAAGTTAATCCCACAAACAGAGACAGTGTTTCCAGTTGAAGAGATAGCGTTAATGACTATAGATCCAGTGGAAGATACAGAAGAAGGAGTCAAAGTATTTCCATCACCTTCTTGAGGCACTCCCCAAGTAGGTACGTCTACCCCTATTCTGTTTGTGGTTAAAGTTCCATACGCCAAGTGATCTACGTAGTAATCAGCCATTTAAAATTCCATTATTAAAATATGTTTTTCTTAGTGCCAAGTTTTCTTCTTCAGTAACTGGAGTTCTTAATACATCAGATATAATTGTTGCAGTGACAGAAGGAACTTTTGAAGCGATATAATTAATTGAAGAAATTACATCGGGTCTTGTCAAATCAACCCATTTTCTAATTGCAACATCTTGTATAATAGCTTTTACAACTGGATCAGTACTTGTTAGTATTGCTACTTTAGCACTTCCAAATCTATCAAAGAAAGGTCCAATATCAATTAGATGATCAGTTGGATGTAATTCTGGAATGTAAGGAGGTTCAACAGTTTCAATAGTATAATCAAATTGAGAAAATGGAAATTCACTAAATTCAATTAAAATATCAGCTTGAAATCTGTATGCGATTTCGTGAGTTGTTTTATTTGTAATAATATAATTTGTCATATTAACTGTAATTTAAAGAAACTCTATTATCCCATATATTGACGAAATTTGCATTACCATTAGCCCACTCTTCAGTAATGTCCCCATCGTTTCCGACGATTACTCTTCTTATTCTCCAAAGTGGTAATGAGTTAGCAGTGCCTACAGCTGCTTCTGCTTTATAAAGTAAATTGTCATTTACAAAATCTACTCTTGTTGAATACACTTCATCTTCTCCTGCTTGAGGTCCAGTTGGCCCTATTCCACCTTGAGGTCCTACAGGCCCCGCAGACCCTTGAGGCCCAGGACTTGCTTGGACATATACATCTTTTACATAGGTATTTACTGTAACCTTTGCTATATTGGAATGTTGGTTTATTCCAATTCTAGACTGTCTAGGTAATACTACATTATTAATTTTAACTGTTGAAGCAGAGATAGTAGCATGTGAAGTTTTAGATCTAGGAGTTAATCCCACTGTCGGATTACTTCCTACTAATCTATCAGGGTTTCTATTTGCCATCAGATTTCTTCTTCGTGCTCTATCTCTTCTGGAGTATCATCTTCTACTAGTTCATTAGCATGAACGTTTATAGTCTTAACATGCTTCCCAGTAGTAGTATCATGTAAATGAAATATTCCCTCTTTTTCGTGAATTATTCCAAGTGCTCCATGAGCCAGGTCTTCAAACTCCTTAGTCTTCAAACCAAGTAGCGATTTAACTGGACGCTCAAACACTGGATTAACAATGGATTCAGCTAATTTATAGTGAGTCCATTTATTACCACGAATTCCTCCGGTAAGAGCTGCATCAAATAAACCACCTCTTTCTGGCTCTAAGTTTTTAGTACTCAGCATCAAAGGCTCTTTGATCTGACCATTACTCATTGCAATAATATCATGGTCGGTCATTGGACTAGCCGTAATATGGCCGTTCTCAATCGTTGTCTTTACACCAGAAGCATTCAGATAATCAAAGAACTTCTTAGTTGCAAAAGTCATCTTCGGTTTAGGTAAAGGCTGACCTGTAGCAAACTTACTCCAAAACTCAGAATTCTCTTCGCTCTTAAGCGTTGCAATTTCTTTCAAATTCTTACGAGCATCTGAACCCATAAGACCAAGCATCTCCATGTAGCCAACGCTCTTCGATCCTTCTTCTCCACCCTTAGTAGGTTGCAGAGTATTATCGTATCCGCCAACAGAACGTGCAGAGTAGTTCTGATCACTAGTCTTGTACAGCTTAATAAAGTACTGAGGACCAGTTAATACTTTTCCTAAATCTTTTCCAGTCTTAGGATCGACAAACATCTCACTGTCTTCAATACCATGATGAGCAAGTTCCTTATGTAATTCCCCAATGTTCGAACTCTTAGAGAAGTTATGAATAAGGTAAGGCTTGCCAGTTTTCTCAGCAATTTTACCCGCTACAGTTTCCATCAATTGACCAAGGTTAATACGAGAAGTAACAGAAGCTGGGTTCAACACAATATCTGCTGGCTTACCTGATTCTTTGTTAAAAGGCATTTCATTGTCGTTAAGAATAAGCGACACAATACCTTTGTTTCCATGGAAACCAGTAAGTTTATCTCCGACTTCAAGATGCTTTATAGAGCGCATAAGAATACGAATAGCCTTGCCTTCAGTATGCGCATCAACTACAACTCCCGGTTCATCATGGGTCCATGCTTCACTAACAGGGCGATATGGTAAAACTAATGTCTTATGCAAACGACCCAACATTTTATCTTCAGGAGTAGGTTCACGTTTTTCCAAAACAATATAGATAGGATCCCCGTGAAGGAACTCTGCACCAAGTCTAGGGAATCCTTGGTCATCTAGTTTTGCCAATTGTTCCTTAGTATACTTACCAGGAAAATATCTGCTGATAAGAGATTTTTTAAGAACACTAGTTGGTTGCACATCATAATCAATCTTATACGCATGATGACTAGACAATCCATCTGCACAACTTTTAGAAATGACTAGTCCATCCTCGTGATTGTATCCCTTGTATGGCATATACGCCACAGTAAGGTTTTTGCCCAAAGATAGTATGCCGTGCTTGGTGTAGTTATTATCTACAAGTACTTGATTTTCTTTAACCTTCTGTCCAACTTTTACTAAAGGAGCTTCATCATCGTAAAAACCCTTCATGTTAAAAGGAAGATTTTTTACTAAGGTAATTACATGAATCTTACCTTCTTTGTCCTTGACTGTAACTTTTTCAGAAGAGATGGATTCCACAACACCATCAACAGGGGAAATGGACGAAGATACAGTTTGTGCTAAAGAAGTCACAAAAGGTTTGCCTGCATGATCTACCGTTTGTACTAAAGGTACTTCTCTATGAACTAATGACAACGCTTGAGGAATAGCTTTACCAGCCATAGTCAAACGGCCTGGGTGATTAGAATTCAGGAATGGTACGAGGTTAGTTGTAACAGTATAGATATCGGTAGTATCCGCCAACCAGTAGTCCACCTTCTTAACGTCAGTATCTCCAAGCACACCCTTGATTTGAGCCTGTACTTTAGTCTTTCCCTGTTGATGCGGAAATCCAATAGTAGAGTTCATCATCTCATGAACAGACAGAAAATGCTCTTTACCTTGATTGTCGAGAACACGAGTATACAGATTACCTTCTTTGTCACGACGAGCACTAATAGTAAAACGTTGGTCAATACCAGCGTGTCCTGATTCAGGAGTACGACTAGGATCAATGATACCTAAGTGAGACGGATCGATATCTCTAGCAGTCATAGGGACGCCTCGGTCACTGCCGATACCTCCTTCAAGCCCGCCGAGTACAGTTACTTTACCTACATTCTCTAGCGATTCAATAGGATTCGTTTCAGTAGGTGTAGTGACTAAGTTTGAATCTACGATATAACTGGTGAAGAGCTTATTAAAAGGCTTTGCTACGATAGTATTTCGGATTTTGATCGGGTCACCAGATTTCTCCGCTTTATCAATAGCATAGCTAATACGATTCTTAAGGGTAGAAGTTAACAGCTTTTCTTTTTTGAAACGTGTTTCTAAGAAGTCTGGTAAGTTCTGTACTGCTTTAAATTGCAAACTGTCTCGGTTATCTTCTTCACGTTTTCCAGCGTGAACGTCTACTAAGTTTCTCAGGGCTAAAAGAATAGCCTCATGAGTTACTGATGAGATAGGCTTACCTAGAGTAACCTTGGTCGTAGAAACATTCAGCTGTGAGTTTTCCAGAGATTGTCTAAGAGCGAGAATCTTGTCCTCCTCTCCTGCTGCAGGATCTTTCTTAAAGACAAGTTTTTGGTAAAGATCGTTAACAACTTTAGCTTCTTTACCTGCACTGGCTTTGAGGTTATCGTTCCAAACTTCTAATGGAATATAGTTAGAAACTTCTCTTGGGCCAATTCCAAATACACGGCTTAACACAGGGGCTAAGAGAATGCGTGAGCTTTTAACTTCTAAATAGAAAAGACCGGTCTGAGGTTCCAGAGTTACTGAAAAGCTGCTACCAGTACCAGTGTTAAAGTGAGTCTCTAACTCTCCAGTATCTTTTGAACGAGTGTAGGCTCCAGGACGTAACTGGAGCTGATTAGCTACGGCGTAGTTGGAACCTTTATACAGTAAAGTATGTTTACCGGAAATGTAAAACGAATCCATTAAAGAAAAGTTCTTCTGGACATCCATTATATTACCGGTTTCTTTTTCAGTAAGAGTAAGAGTTCCACGAATAGGATACGTCAAACTCTTGTTCTGTAAGATAGCGTCTTTCTCATCAGCGGCAGTGTAGTTCTTACGATCCACTTGAATATCGGAAACTGACAGTACATATTTTTTAGTTTCTAGTGGAAACTGAGAATAAATACCCGCAATGAGACTCGCATCAACGTTATCGTTAATGATTTTTGGGGATGTAAAAATTCGTTGAAGTTCTTCTTTTTGCTTAGGCATTGTTTTAATTTTCCTAGAATTCAGTAGTTAGATTGGATAAGGTAATTTTAACCGACCCTAACCGTAGACTGAGGTTCTTTGAGTTCCAAATACTGAATGATAAGAAAGTACTTGTCCATAAAGGTGAATTTATCTTTTGCAAGGACAACGATTTCTTTACCTGCCAAACCTTTAGTTTCTATAATCTCAGCCTCTGCTACAGAACCTGGATCATCCATATCTAACTTAATGTATCTAACTCGGTAGTTATCAAGATTCAATCCAGTGTCTTGACTGCCAGGACCGAATCCTGGCAATGAAATTGTCTCTACCCTACTAGGCATACTCGCTACAGCTAGGGATGCTGCACTATTACTTGAACTCATTTATTATTCCGATTTCTTTTGTGGTTTGTTTTCAGATTTAGGTTTATCAGAAGAGGCTTGCGCCCCTCCTTCAGGTTTACCTCCGGGTCCTCCAGGTTCAGCTCCGTTTGTCCCTTCCTCTCCAGGCATACCTTGAGCAGCTTGGTTTTCTTGGAAGTTAGCAACTAGAGTAGAAACAAGAACATACATTGGATAGTCAGTTACTTCTAACTGTCCAAGTACTGTTACCTGTGTCATAGGATCTGCTTGGTACAATTGTTGTGCCACTGCTTGAGCCTTAGCCAATGCATTTCTATAGTCGTTGTCTTTATCGAAGCGATCCACAACTTCCTTACTTGCCAAGAACACAGCTTGCTCTACGGCAAATTTAGTCTCTACATCTTTGACAGCTTTAGAAATAGCATCTTTCTGAACAGATTCTAGAACTTTGTTGTAGTCCATACCGAAAGACTCATATAGGTCACTAGGAGCAGCGCCACCAGTTTGAACCAAATTCAGAAGAGCCTGACGTAAGTTATCATCATCAGTAAGTTTGAACGGAACAAGAGTAATATCGCAAGTTTCGATACCGATGTATTTGGATACGTGTAGCATAACCCAATTCACAAGAGCCATCATCTGGTCTGTATATGTGGTCATAGTGTTTTGCAGTAGGCGTAAACCAACCGTAGAACTCTGCCAGTTAGTAACACCGGTTAACAATTCACGAGAAACACCTAAGCTCAGAAGAATTGATTCCTCTGCTTGTTGAATTTCTTGAGATACTAATAGATTTTTACCTTCACCACTAACTGCTTGATACCCAATCGGCATAGGCGCAATTAATACATGATTCTTGTCACGACGATGTTTAGCCAGAGCTTCAGTCATATTACCTACAAAGCTTCTCATACTAATAGCAACCACTGGATCACTATTAGCAGTTTGAGCTTGAGGAAATACTACTCGTAATGGATTCATGTGATCCGTACTAATAGCTTCATTAGCTTTACGAAGAGTAGCCTGATAATAAACCAACGGGAATAACGAAATCAAAGGAGGTACTGCAATACCATTAATAGAATGGCCAGCACTTACATTCTTTAAATGGAAGATATGATTTTCATCAAACTTAAAATCTTGGTTATTTTTAACGGCCTCAATAAGTCCCCAAGGTACACTATTCACAAACAGCTTATCTCCCTGTTGTACTCTACGTTTAATATCGTTAGGAATTTTATAGTAGTATTCGTTTTCACCAGTGATCGGGTTGTTGTTAACCACGATATGAGTAGGATCCCATTTGACCAAATTCATATCCGCTACATTCATAGATTTAGTGTCAGTACGTTTAAACTCACCACTGAATTTACAAGCTGGACAGGTTCCATGGAAGCCGAATTTCTTGAAGGAAATAAACGATGCTTTTTTAGCAGTATAAACTGTGGAACACGCTGGACAAATCAATGAACGAATGATTGGAAAGTAAATAGATATAAATACATTACCGATAGTATAGTATTCAAATCCAATATCATATAGTTGTTGTTTAAGTTTGAAACTCTTAAAGACTTCTTTATAACGTTCTTTAACTCGTTCACTTTTCGTATCAACGATAAAGTCAGTAATAGGATAAGTAGATAGTTTACGGATAACCTCAGTTGTGACTGGGCTCTGCATCGTAATATACCTAGCCCAACGAATAACGTCATGAAGGTTGCGAGGCAGGAACTGATTAGATACAGTAAAAAATGGGTTTGTATTTGGAGCATAACTTCCGCCCCCTGGCATACCCCCGGCACCGGGCATTAATGGTGGATTGATATCATTCATGTAAGTTAGATCTTTATGAGAATTAGTACTTCCTATTTTAAAGGAAAGACTGAACTAAGTCAATTTACTATCAATTATTTCAATAAATAGATATGAATTTTGGTATAAGTATAGTGTAGAAGAATGACTGTAACAAGTGATTCGGATACATACAACTTTAATAATTATGTACAACCAGCGAAGGAGATTCAAATGAAGAACCCTAAAGCCCCACGCAAGATGGTTAAATCCGGTGACACCAAAGGCGCAGGCGGTCCAGCAGCACCGGCCCCAGCTCCAGCAGCAGCTCCAGCAGCAGCTCCAGCTGTTGTAGCAGGTGCAGTAGCAGGCGGCGAAGGTACGACCACCGTACTTGAAAAGGTTGTTACCGACAACGCCGAAGCACTCCGTGCAGCCGAAGCCCAAGCCCTCAAACGGGCAGGTGAAACGATCTTGGCTGAAAACGCAGCAGCAGCAGCAACGGCAGCAGCGGCGGCGGCAGCGGCAGCAGCATCCCAAGCAGCTCAAGCAGCTCAAGCAGCTCAAGGAACGGCTCCAGCAGTGGCAGCAGCGGCAACAACTATGGCTGTGGCTCCAGCAGCAACGACGGCAGTTGCCTCCAAAGTCGATGCTGTCAAGCAAGCACTGACCGGCAGCAAAGTTCGTAAGGGCTTGAACATCGCAGGCACGGCGATGGGTTGGATCGGTGGCCTGTTCGCAATCGGTGCAGGCGTTTACATGGTCGCCAACCGTGACAGCGATAAGCTGGACAACCCGGTCAGCAATCGCCGGTAAAAGTAACACCCATGTGGCAAAAGGGAAGCGCACCTCGTACAGGTGCGCATTTCTCTTTAACTTTCAACCGCAAATTATCACAGAAAATTCATGGGTGAAAAAATAAGAAGTTCACTAGCAGAGCAATTAGAGCCTATCTTGCAAGGGGTTCCGAAAGCCTACTCAGTGGAATCAAATCAAAGGCCTGTAGGGGCCATAGGGGACAAAGAGATTCATTCAGATGGAGGGGTACCTGCTAGACGTAACGAACGTCGAGCGTGCAATGATTCGTTAAATGGAGAATGGCCGTTTACTGAGGAGCAGAGACAAGATTTGTTCGATGCGCAAAAGAACAAACTTGAAGTTGAAACCAGAAAGATCGAAGAGGAAACTCGTAATCTCAAAAATGAAAAGTTACTTACTCGGTCAGTTGGATTCGCTCTGTTCGGAGTAGCAGCTAGTGCATTTGCAGTAGTTGCACACGCTCTGATGTCAGGCAGATCAGATAATAATTAGTAGATTAAAGTAAGGTCCTAGTGTAAACTAGGGTCTTACTATTTTTAGGATAATAAGATATGAATATAGATTTTTCTTTTAACAACAGTTTGATCAGTGGATACTTCGATGGATCAGATAAGTATATTCCAACTATGGAATTGATTTATCTGCATGAGCATCCTCTAGTGAAGGATTCTTTTTTAAATGAACTAGAACGTATGATATATCAGACTTCTGAACTTTTACAGAAGAAGAATATGAAAGGTACGATTCTAGATAAGTTCGTTGAATCCACAATAAAACTAGGGGCAGAATTGCCCAATGTTAATGAACAAACCGCCCCTATTATTTTGACTCACTTACGTGATATCTATCAGTTGTGTAAAAGCTTACTGAATTAAAGCGACTTGCAGTACAACCAAGCTTCCGGTGTTAGTATCGGAAGCATGTGCTCCAACTCTCTCTAGAACAATACTAAGTTTATCTTTGGTTACAGTCCACGCATTAGAAACCAATCCTGCAAAAGCCGAGTTAGGCATGAGGGCTGTAGTAAAGGTAACAGTTTGAGTGGCATTACCTGCACCAGTAACAGCTATAACTTCATTATTCGTTGTAGTTGCAGCATTAGCGATAATATCCCCATTACCAAAAGCTGAGTATCTTAAACGTAAAACTATGTTACCTGCTGATACTGTAGATACAAATGTAACTTTTACCTTGATAGGCTTATACGGGTTAAGTGCAATGGTACTGCCAACTAGCGGTAATGCAACTCCTGTAGTGGATGCATCTGGGAAAGCGAACGAAGGCATCTCATTCGTCATACCTGCAGTTGCTCCTCCTGAGGTCAGAGCTACTGGGGTAACTCTAGAATGAAGACCCTTAATATAAGGAGCATTGGCATGTGCCCAAATATAAGGTACGCTAGAACCTTGAGTAAGCGTAATGTTATAGATAGCAAACTTACCTGCGGTAGTACCTGGAGCAACTTCAGTACCCGTAGTTGCAGCAGTACCAGTATTTAAACTTAACTGCAATTCACCATGAGTAAGATTGGAAGGTAAATACGCATTGGTAGAATCCATATTTGGTAATTGACTGGTAGCCAAAGTAACTGTCGTAAGTTCTACGAAAGTACCTTCAATAGTGTATACAATGGATGTGCCACCTGTAACTGGGGCAGTTAATGTGAAATCCGAGGTCTTAGTAATCTGTGCCAACTTCATTATTACGTCAGCAATGCTTGTGCTAGTTTGACGAGATTCATATACAGCGCCTGGACCTACCCGGATAACGTTAGTGCTAGGGTTGGATACCGCCAGACCGGTTAATGCACGGGGAGCAGCAGAATCAAGAGGTACAGAATACAAATCAGCTAGGGCTGCAGCAAGATTTACAGAACCGAGATACGAAGCACGTCTTGCTGCATCTGCTCCCCCGCTACGGTTAGCTTTAAGGTTAGTCTCGATATCCTGTAGTGGACGGTTGTCTACAGTATAGAAATAGGGATCAGTTGCAGTGTAGTATCGAATGGATGTAAAATTACCATCGTTCTGCGGTACGAAATCTGGAGTTGCCATAATTTAAAAGTTTTCCTGTTATTGGGTAATTGGTGGTATAATTAACTTACACTAGTTTAATACATTTGCCAGCATTTGGTCAAGGATTAATAATGAAACTATTCACATGGGCTAACACACTTCTTATTGCGTGTTTAGCCTTTATAAAAACAAAGGTGGATATAGTATCCCCGTATTTAGGTACGCCCAAACTAACCGGCTTTGATAACTTAGATATTTTATCTGTTTGGGTAAATGCTAAGTATTCTGGATGTAATATTGTTTTGTTAACCGATATAAACGTAGAAGCTAAAGACTTAGAGTTTTGGGCTCGTATTCCTAAGGGTCAAGCTATGGAATTTCTGAAAGATATAGTAATTCTACGTTGTAAAGACAAAACAGAAATCAAAAAACTGATTCCAAGTATAGGATCTAAATTTGCACTTGCGTATGGATTCTCTAACGGAAAACTAATACTCTCAAACAAGGATGCAGAATGAAAGGTTACGCCTATCTAGATATAGATGGTAAGGTTGTTTATAAGCCACAAGACTATATCGAAGAAGTTAATCCAGCCTTCTTCTCTCAAAATTCTAATTTCATAGTACGTAAGTGGAAGTTTGATACTGAAAGCTACTCTTCAATGGAAACTATGTTAGCAGCATTTGCAGATTTGAATTTGAGTCCTTCTGCTGTGCACAATTTTTTACAGAGTATAGACTTTTCCCGAGAACACTTTAAAAAACTAAAAGAAGATGTTAATAAAGTTTAATGTTTTAAAAACCCGTGTTATTTTTATCCATGAAAATGTATCTGAATACAAAACTTTAATGTCTTTTCCTGCCTTCCTAAAAGAAGGTCCTCATCATTATCTTCCAGCAAAAATTGCAGTCGTGTACAACGTAGTTACTCGTCTTCAATCTGCAGTCAAAAAGATTCAAATTGATAAAGATGTGCACGACTTCATGAATCAAGAACTGAAGTTGAAGCCATTACCAGAATTTTTTAAGTATCATACTTCTCCTATGCCCTACCAAGATATAGCACTGAGGTTCATCTATACTTGTGAAAGTGGGGGTTTGCTCTTAGATCCAGGTATGGGTAAGAGCAAAGTGGTTCTTGACTATATTCACCTCATGGGTTTTAAGAAAAGTATCATCGTATGTCCTCTGCCTCTTCTGTTTGTATGGGAAGACGAGGTTGCTAGCCATCGTCCAGAGCTATCTATTCACTTAGTAGAGACTACTGATTGGGATAAGGAGTGGGAAAAAGGTAAAGATAAGCATATATTCTGTCTCAACTACTCTAAAGCAGTTATATTTGAACAGCAACTGGCTAAACAAGGATTTGAGTTCATCCACTTAGACGAGTTTCTTATAAAAGATCCCACTACTTCCAGAACTCAGTCTATTACTAAGTTATCTAAAAGCATTCCATACCGTTGTGGAGGCTCTGGAACGCTGGTTAATAACTCTGTTTTTGATGTCTTTGCTCCAATCAGGTTTCTTGAGCCTAGTTTGGTTGGTTGGAATTACACAAATTTTCAAAATCGTCATGCAGTAAGGGTTGCTAAAAATCCAAAGATGATTGTAGGGTACCGTAAAAAGGAAGAGGCACGTTCTATTCTCGAAAGTTGTTCAATAGTTATGACCAAAGATGAATGGTTAAAGCTTCCTGATAAGAAATTTCATGATATTTACGTTCAGCCTAGTGAAAAACAGAGAGATTTCTATCAGTGTTTACAGAGGAATTACATTGCTGAGATGCAAGGTGAGACTGTGGAGATTGATAACACCTTAGTTATGCTTAGTAAGCTATACCAAGTAGCACAAGGGTTCGTTTATGTGTCCGATAAAAAAGAAGAAGAGGAAGAGTCCTTAGATTTATTAGCAGAAGACACTAAAAAGAAGCGTAAAAAGTCTTCTCGCAGAACTTTGATATTCGATGAACAGCCAAAAGTTGCTGCTATGGTAAATCTTATAAAGAATACTCTTAAAGAGAAGAGATCTATTATCTGGTTTAACTGCTCCGCAGAGTTTGAACTCATATCAAAAGCCTTAGAGGATAATGGGTGGACCTACCGAACTATTAAAGGTGGTACTAAAAACTTAGGAAGTATCGTTCGAGAATATAATAATGATCCGAGTATCCAGTTTTTAGTATGCCAAGCTCGAAGTGTAAATTACGGTATTACTATTCTAGGTACATCCGTTGAAAAAATGGAAGATATGAATATGGAAGTTATGCCGGGAATTAGTCCGGGTGTACACACACAGATATTCTATTCTTGTAATTTTTCACTTGAGGTATTTTTACAACAACAAGATCGTATTCATCGTATCGGTCAAAAACATCAATGTGATTATTACCGTCTCTGGTTAAACTGCACCGTTGAACATATAATTAAAGATGCGCTTACTGATAAGATGTGCATTCGTAAAGAAATGCTAGTAGATATTGCTGAGAAACTTAAACAACTTGATAATAATTTGGTATAAGAAAAAAGTAAGAGGATAATTTCTCTTATAAGTATTTATTTACATTACTATAATTAGGGAGCTTTATATGTTGGATTGCACTACCTGTGAGCGTCGCCATAAGGCGCAAGAAGAAGGTTTTTGCAGTGAATTCACTGTCATGCCCCAGCTCGATAAATGTGCCATGCACCTTTCGAGCAAGACAACTATTGGCGGTGTGCCGGTTGTTAGCAAGCCTTCGGGAACTTATCTCCATCTTCCGAAAGGTGATGAAAACAAAACCACCGGTAAAACGGTGTAAGTTCTTTACCCTCTAATTCTTTACCTGAAAGAAGTCAATGACTACTGCAATTGAATCGCAAGTCCAAAATACCGCTGATCAAGCGGTGGTTCAACCAGTTCTGCTCACCAAGGATGAGATCATTGCCACCAGCGTTCTTGAAGCAGTTGAACGTTATAAAGCAAAACATCCTGGTAAGACTGACGCTGAAATTGAAGCCTTCCGCACAGTCGTCGGAATCAGCATCCGAGCATCGCTGGATGATACCCGTGCAACCAATTCCCACGCTGAGCGGGAAGTTCGCCAGGCTGCTCTCAATGAGCTGATTGATGCGAATGGCATCGGTTTCAAGATCACACGTCTGAAAGAAACTCTCGACCTCGGCACGGTTACTATCGGTGGCATCTACCGTCCTGACTATGTGTACTCACAGCTGGTCGAAAAGAACAGCAAAATGGTCACCTCGAACAAAGGAGGTTACACCTTTGCTTACATCCTGGGCATCGGTGCTAAAGGTCGTCTGTTCGCTACGGTGGCTCTGGCCATCTGCCGTGACGACGAAAACTTCGATATCCTGGCGGGCAAGGAACTCGCAGTGGATCGTTTGCTGAACGGCGTGACACTCGAAGTAGAACTGACCCACGGAGGTATGTTCACCAACAAGCTCAGCCCTGACCAGCTGTACAACCTCGTTTGCGAATACGCAGACAAATACCTGCCGGCGACTAAACAAGACTAATCAAAAAAACGGAGCGTTTAATGTTCAAGGTTTTTACTAGTGTTTACCATGCCATTCGTAATTGGCTTTTTGCGGGTGTACAAGATCAGTATCTCAAGGTCAAGCCCACCCCGATGGCCAAGACTGTGGTTGAAGAAATTCCTGAAAGACTTCGTGCAGACGACGTTCCTGATTTTGGCGTCGATCAGGAAAAGATGTTGCAGATGGCAGTGAAGAATTTTACCGATGATTCCTTGCGGATCAAATGGCTGAAAACTATTCACCGTCTGCGGTTCGGTACGAGGTTTGGTTGGATTGGAGAATCCAATGGACCCTCCCCAATTGACACCAGGTTTACTCCTTCTAAAGGGGATATTGGTTTCAAACTACATGATTTCGGTGAGCGTGGATTAAGGGATCATAATCACTTTGCTTTGCTTGAAGGTAAGTTGATATCTACTAACCAATCTACGGGACGTGCACAAGTTTCAACACCGGAGGAGATACTGGATATTCTTAGGTCAGTTACCACTGTTCCTTTGAATCTATCTTCACTCCCTCCAAAGCCAAAAAAAGAGGGTCACTTGACACTCGTCAGTTAAATGCAGTAAAATCATAGGAGAAGCCAGGGTAACAACCTGGCTTTTCTTTTTAACGTAAAGGAGACTTAAATGGCGAAAGCTATGAAACTAATCCGACGATGTATGCAGATCACATCTGTTTTGTTATTAACTGCGTGTGCCAGCACACAATTACCCATAGTGCCAGAAGCACAACCTAAACCGGTTGTTCAACATGTGGAGCAGGCCAAGATCCTACCAGACCTTGTATCTACTTCAGTTGATATGGAAGTTTCCAAGAACTTTGCTTTGGAAAGCATCCCGACTGATGATACATCTAAAAGTCTATCCACTTCTTACAAAGTGCCCTTGTCTATTAGCGATCGGATCGTTAAAGCAGCAGATCGGAATGCATACTCGGATTTCCCAAGCAGAAACGACATCTTGGCAATAATCGCAGTCGAATCGAGTCTTAATCCTTCAGCCTCAAATCGAGGTAATGAAGGGTTAATGCAGATTCGTAAAAAATCTCACCTATCTAAACTTCTAGGTAGGAACCTCTACAACATCGAGGTTAATATCGAAATCGGTTCAGCCGTTCTTCGAGAGTATTTTTTGCAGCTTAAAAGTAAGAAAGCTGCAGTACTTGCATACAATGTCGGGATAGGTAACTATATTCGTAAAAGAATACGAATGGAGTATTACCTGAAGTACAGTAAACATCTAAAGATCATATCAAAGATGTAGTATATATTTTGGTATAAGAATAGTACGAAAAACCATACTTATATAGGAGGGTACTTCTAATGGTTTTAAAAGCTATTCTATTTGGTCTAGCGGCCATTGTAGTAGTTGGCTTTATTATAACCGGGATCTTGTGCAGTATTTTCGGGTTCGGTAAAGAACTAGTCAAAGCTACAGAAAAGTAACACGATGAAAGACGAGGGTTGTATTCCTCGTCTTTTTTAGTTTCATCAAGCCTTAACATTGCTAAAATCCTAAAAGTAAGCTAAACTTTTGTGAAGGATTTATGTTATGCGAACACTACCAGAAGAAGAAAAAGACAATGTTGAGCTTCCTCCAAAGAAGATTGACATTCTAGGTAAAAAGTTTACTATTAAGCTTCTACAACCAGACGAGCAAGAAAACTGTGATGGGTATATGAACCTGTCTGAACAGATTATAGCTATAAGGTTACAGCCTGCAAATGATTATAACCATGATACTGGGTTTCATGAGATGGTACATGCAGTCGATGAGATTCTTAGTATTGGATTAAAAGAAAAACAAGTACATCAGTTATCCGCAGGGTTAATTGCCGTGCTTAAACAAAATCCAGACTTTATAGCATGGTTATTAAAATGAGTGAGAACTTAAAAAAAGAGGTTTGGTTTATACACGGGGCAAATGCAACATGTGAGTCTTTTAACTATTTGAAGAAGATCCTTGAAGAAGACCCAGAATTTGATAATTGTGATATGGTAAACATTTCGTATGATTGCCAAGAGAAACTTTCAGATGTAGTAAAAGTATTAGCAGTATCAGCACCAAAAGATAAACCGTTATACATAGTAGGTCATTCTCTAGGAGGAGTATTAGCTGTTGCAATTTCACAACGAATTAAACACTTTGATTTACCAGTCAGTATAAGAGGTGTTATTACATTAGCTAGCCCTTTCGGTGGTAACGAAAGTGCCGATTACCTAAGATGGCTATACCCACATTACCCTCTATTCAAAAGCGTTTCAACTCAAAACAGATTAATAGTTGATCTGAAAGCAGCTGGTGCAGTAGTACCAACTCTATCTCTTGTAACCACTTCTGGAAATAATCCTCTTTATCCCACAGCAAATGATGGGGTAGTCACCGTGAACTCTCAGAGAGCTCTACCTAAAGCAAATTATATAGAAATGCAGTGTAATCATTTTGAAGTGCTATTAAATGATGACGCTATAGAACATATAAAACTCTTCCTCAAAAATAAATAAACTTACTTTGTTTTTCTGGTATAAGCCTAGTACATCACTAGGCTTTTTTATTATGGAAAATACAGATACAAGACCACTACTTAAGTCTATGCTCGAAAGAAGTTCAATAGACTGGGGCGAAGCTCCGAAATACACAGAAGAATACAGAAAGCTGAGATGGCCTGGAACTCAACCTCCAGAACACCCTGAGTATGAAAATCTTATTGCGGATACCGCCCGAAGAACACCTGTCGTAAGACCGAATCCGGCCTGGAAAACACGTATACATTATGAGCTACGTAAAAAAGAACAGGGAAACTGGAACTCTAGAAGGGATGCACGATATCCACAAGACAGGTATAATTTTACACCTGATACTGTAAGAGGATTAATGCAAGACATTAAAGGTTGCATGAATCTGAATATACCTTTCAAAACTAAAACGTACAGATATGATCCTAAGACGACTACACTATACGTTGGTGAGAAAGGTGAAATACATTACAGCTTAGAAACTGGATGCATTAAGTCTTTTACTTATGCCGGTCTTTATGATAAACGACTTAGTTTAATGTTGAGAAGATTCGGTATACGAGTAATACGTAAAGGTAATAGATTAGTTTTTAAAGAAGAGGTTTACGAGAATGAAGAAACTATAAACTTAACTGATACCTATTATGTTCCAGCCCCTAAGATGCCGGAAGAAATGCTTCGTAACAGACTTGCTAGTTACCGATTAATACCTCACTCTCCATTCGTAATTATTAACGATAATTTACTTAGAGAATATTCGAGTATGATAATTTTACCCATGGCAAATAATTATGAAAACATCTTATAAAACTATACTTGATATTCAAATTGCAACAAAATCTCAAGTGGATGATATTCACGATGAAGATGACTTGATTAAATTAAGTCTTTCAGTTATTACAATTCATCTTGCAAAGCTGGTTCCGATATTAACAAAACTATCCATTAATAAGGATACGAAAGTTAAACCAGAAACTCTTCTTAAAGAATTAGGTAAAGTAATAGAATACACTTTTATCTTATGTAATTCGTGTAATTTCGATATTCCCAAAGATGAATTTTTAGCTGACTACGCAGAATCAATTCCTTTATCCGTAAAGAACGATTCCGTATTAACAGTAATGGGAATGATTGGTGCTGTGGCCGATTTGTTCCATATTATCTATGTTGATTATGATATTCCTCCTTGGAGTAATGAGGCCTTGGCTTTGGACCTTGAAGATGTAATCAGTACAATTATCGTAGGCATGAAACATCTTGGAGATAAACATGGATTTACTCCGGATGATGTATTAGCACAGTTCTCTTAACGAACAAATTTGATTTGGTGAAACACCCAGAAAGGTAGTAATGTACGAAGGTAATATCCTGGAATACTTTCCAATAACAGAACATATTAAAGGGCCTCGTAAAGGTCAATCTGCAGTACTCTTGGAAATAGAGAAAGCTTTCAAAGCCGGAAAGAAGTTTATTCTTTTCGAAGGCCCAGTTGGTTGTGGTAAGAGTGGCATTGCAGTAGCACTTGCACGAGCGTTTAAAAGCTCTCACGTTATCACTCCAAGAAAATCTCTGCAAAACCAATACTATGATGACTTCGCTGAAGATCTCGTACTGATGAAAGGTAGAAGTTCGTATCCTTGTACTTTTGAGTCTACCCCTGCTAACTACAAGCGTGTCATAAAGCTTGTTACTGCTGGACAGATAAAGCAACCGGGTATGAACGAGGAGAATTGTGGTAGTGGTCCTTGTCGTAATAGTCCACCAATTTGGAAATTGTGCAATGAGACGGTTGGTGAATGTCCCTATTCTGTTGCTATTAAAGTAGCTCAGGAACATCACAGTGTTGTACATAATATTCACTCCTTTATCTTTCAAACCTCTTTTACTGAAAAGTTCGAACAACGAGAGATAATGATTATTGATGAAGCCCATGAGATTGAAGGTGCCGTGCGTGGGTTCATCTCTAAGAAGTTCACGGTAAAGATTGCACTAGAAGAAAGTGATCGTCCAAAGCTTGGTAATGATATTAGTTCCTGGTGTGATTTCTTTATGGAAGATAGGTTCCTCCCTAAATTAACTGCTGGGGAGCAAGCACTGGAGAAAAGTGATCCTGAATGGATTAGTCCTAAAGATGAATATATTTTCAAGATAAAGGAACTTGAAAAACAAAAAGAATACTTCGGGGATAGATTCGTTGTAAAGGCCCTGGTCAATATGGTTGTCGGTAGACCTATCTCGACTAGCTTTGAGTTCATCCCCGAGTCTTTAGGCAATGCTGCTACAAAGCTACTATTCTCTTACGGCAAGCATGTCTTGCTTATGAGTGGTACCATCTATGACAAAAAGGTGTTCTGCAAGAACCTAGGTATTAATCAGGAAGATACTTACTTCATCCGTATACCTTCGACTTTTCCAGCTGAAACTCGGCCTATCTATGCGAAGCCTGAATACCAAGTGGATACTTCATTTCAAATGTGGAGAGAAAACTTTGGGGATATGATTGCGAAGATGTCAAAGATTATGAGTATCTTTCATGATGCCAAAGGTCTCATACACGCTCCTAGCTATGAAGCTGCACAAGAGATCGTTCAGGCACTTCCCGGTAATCGAGCAGTGACTCATACCAGTCAAGACTTTCAGCAAAAATTAGAAGAGTTCTATGCTAGTAAAGAGGCTAAGGTTTTTGTAAGCCCTGTTTGTCAGCAAGGTGTGGACTTTAAGCATGACCGGGCTAGATTCCAAATCATTACAAGGGTTCCGTATCAAAACACTAGTGACGAATTTGTAAACTTTAAGGTAGAAAACGATTTTCCCTGGTATAATTATCAAGCTCTAATAGTTTTCGGTCAGCAGATTGGTCGTATCAATCGTTCGGAAGATGACTATGGTGCGACGTTCCTATTGGATTCTAGATTCAATAGATTTATAACTCGTAACCTTAAGGTAATTCCTAAATGGTTACAAAACGCAATTCAATGGAGATAATATGTTTTACGTGGGTTTGTATTTAATTCTTGCTTTTGTACTATTTATATTCTTCTTAATTCACGAAAGAGTAACTCGTCCTTACGCAGAAGTTGCTGTAGGAGATTTGCTCATGATGCTTTTATACTCATTAGCTCCAGTAGTAAATCTTCTCATACTTCTAGATATAGTTTGGAAGGAGATTAGTAAAATCAACTTTTTGGATATAGTAATTTTTAAAGCAAAGAAAATGCCTAGGAGGATAACTGACGAATGACATTCTTTGAACAACCTAAGTTTAAGCAACAGCCTGAACCTGAACCTGAAGATAGGAAACAAGATAAAGTGCCACCTCAAATTATTACTATTGATGGTTCCAACCTTATTAAAGAAGTTCCTGATAACAAAGATATACCTGAGGGCAAAATAGATATTATTACGATGTTCTATTCTGTCCCTTTTAATTATGATCCTCAAACTGGAGAAATGAAATGAGTTTAGTAACTTGGTTTTTTTGCTTGGCAGTATGTGCAGTATTTGGTTCTAAAGCAATTGCCGCTTTAAGGCATTATTGCATCCAAGATAAATCTAATAAAAGTTCGGTGAAAGTTATCGATCTATGTATGGCTTCTGTACTGGGGCTTATTCCTATTATTAACTTTATCTGTGGGGTACTTGCTATAGTAATATCCCTAGTAGTAATTTTCTTAGAATGCATTGAATTCAAAAAGGGTTACTTGCATAAGAATCTGTTTGGCGGCGATGACGACTAACGATAAGCATAAGAAGTTCATGGCAGATGCTAGGGCATTTGCTGAGAATCATTCTAAGGATAGGAGCACAAAAGTTGGTGCTCTTATTCTAGGTCCAGACAATGAACCTCTAAGCTGGGGATTTAATGGATTTCCAAGGGGTGCAGATGACGATAAGGAAGAACGACATGAGAGGCCGCTTAAATATCAGTTTACAGAGCATGCGGAAAGGAACGCGATCTATAACGCTGCTAGATCTGGCATTAGGCTTCTTGGGAGTCGTATTTATGTTACTAATCTCCCCTGTTGTGTTGATTGTGCTAGGGCTATTGTACAGTCCGGTATTAAAGAAGTATATATGGAAGCGTCTGCATTCGATGATTCTAATCCTAGAGCAGCGGCTTGGAAAGAAAGCACGGATCTGGCCAAGGAAATATTAGAGGAGTGCGGAGTGGAGTATTTCGTACTTTCATAAAGCCCCTTCAATTTTGGTATAAGGTAGTTGTTAAGGAGTATTGGTCTATGAAAATAACCCTACCTCTTTTCTTAGGTAAGTCGTCTGAAGAAAACGGCTACTTCTTCTTAGCAATGGATGAAGAAGTCGTGAAGTACATTAAGCATTGCACCACTAGAAATTTAACTTTCTGGTGTTACAGTACAAGTTTGCCAGACTTTTTAGATTTGGGTGAGGTACCTGAATCTATACTCAACGATGTCGTTAATTTCGTTGGGGGACCAGTTGAAGTTACGACCCTAGTAACTACAGGCAAAAGAAGTAAGAGGGATTCCGTCGTTATTCCAACCTCACAAGAAGTACATGGAGAACAAAATGTCAAATCAACTGACATACCAAAAGAAGCAAAACGGAAAAGGCGAAACGAAACCGAAAGCAGCAGTAGCAGCTCAGGAGAACTCGGAAGTCAACGCAGGGTACCGATCCCGCAAAACCCAAACACGGAAGACAGCTCTTCTTCGACAACGAAAGACCCAGGAAGTTCTTGCGAAGAAAGAATTGGGGGTGGACAGCAAGCCAAAACCTCTGATGGACATTCAGACTTACGAGGATTATCCAGTACTGCAAGGAGCGGAACTGGATCTTCAGATGAGACACGGCAGTCCTTGCCAGGACGAATGTCTGAGCTCGGAATACTGGACAACAGTTGGGGTAGAGAGCGACGGGTTCATGAGGACTCTACCGATACCATTAAGGATGACGGTGGACTCGATGGAGATGTTGGGGCAGGATTAAAACCTAAACGGAAACGACGGACAAAATTAGAAATGGAAGAGGCTAGAAGGTTAGCCTCTTTACAAAGTCTTATTTAATTTCAGGAATATCTAGTATTTAATAGCATTGTGTGGAATTGGCAGAACTGGCCCGGCGAATCTAAATCATCTACTCCACCGCCTCCTCCAACGCGGTAATGATTTAGACTAGGGTTTAATCCCACAATTTAAAGCAGTATAAGAGGTTCTATGAACCTTGGAGTTTTTCTCGTAACATTTCAAGACCTTCTTTCTTGTATTCACGAAGCTGGTCTTTACTGATGCCGAGTTGTTTTGCAATGTTAGCATGAGTTACCTCTTCTCCATCGAGAGTACCGAAAGACATTTCGATAATCTCTTTGTGAGGAGATGGTAATTGATTTATCATTGAGTGTATACGTTCCCGATCCATCCTTACTTCGACTTCTGTTCCGATAGGATCGATTTCAAAGGATGGATCATCACTCATATCATCAAGATAATAAGTAAGATATCTGGTCTGATGTAGTTCCCTCAGATCTTTTTCAGCTATATCAGGAAACTGTTTTTTTAAATCATCAAAAGTTACTTCTACTTCTCTAGTTTCTATAAATTTTTGGATTCTAGCAGAAGCTTGCTGTTTCCAGATGGGAAGAGAAACGATTCGCATTTTACTCATTTCTTTTAATATGCGTTGTACAACCCACCACCCTGCATACGACAAAAATCTGACTTGTCTATTAGGCTTAAACTTTTCCAATCCTACTATCAGTCCTTCATTAGCTGCCGCAATAAGTTCTTCGAAAAGATCTGGATCATTTTTAGAATAATTTTTAGCTTGTTTAAAGCAAAAACGAAGATTCGCTTTAATTATTTTGTCTTTTATTTTTTCACGTTCAACCAAAGATAAGCCTTCATCTTGTAGTTCCATAAAAGCGTCGTACTCTTCCTCTCTGGACATCATGGGATGTTTACATATATCTGTGTAGTAGGCGGATAAATCCATTAGTATCTATAAGGACGCTTGATCATCCTTCTTTCTCGTAGTATTATATTACATGTCTTTATATAAGTAAACATGGAAATAACTACTAGAAAAGAAGCCTCGGAAAAAGAACTTAAGTGGTTTTTTACAGGAGAAGCTTGTAAACATGGGCACATTGATAAAAGATTAGTGTCAAATGGAGGTTGCTACGCTTGTTCTAAAGAAAGATACTATAAGTGGCATAGTAACAATAAAGAACTTAGGAGTGAGAATTTTAAACAATGGGCTAACGCTAACAAAGATAAACGTAGCTCATATATGAAGACCTATTTAAAATCGTGGAAACAAAAAAATAGTGGTAAAGTAAATGCCACAGCAGTTTCTCGTAAAAAATGGATTACTTTAAGAACGCCTTCTTGGGCAGATTTAGAAAAAATAGAAGAGATCTACATAAAATCTTCGCATGTCTCAAAAGAAACTGGTATACTACACCATGTAGATCACATAGTACCACTTCAAAATAAACTAGTCTGCGGACTACATGTTGAGTGGAACCTCCAAATAATTACAGCAGAAGAGAACCTGCGTAAAAACAATAAATTCGAAATAATATGAAACTCTTAACCCTAACAGGTCCAAGTTGCTCTGGTAAGACCACTCTTCTTAGTGAACTCGTAGCAAATCACAATTTCAAAGCCTTGGTATCTCATACTACTCGACCCTATAGGTTGGGGGAAATCAATGGCAAAGATTACCACTTTGTAGATGATCAGAAATTTGAAGATTTGAAGAATGCCGGTAAGCTCATGGAGAACGTAGAATTCAATGGGTATAAATACGGTCTTAGTGCTACTGAGGTAGCTGAGGCAATTGCAGAGAAGAAAAATTCTGTAGTTATTGTAGAACCTATTGGACTTAAGCAAATTACTACATACGCAGAGTCACATGGTATAGAACTTGTACGAATATATATAGGCGGTACTATTAGAGTCCTCTTAGATAGGTATCTACAACGTTCATCCCAGGAAGACTTATCTGATGCAACTGTCTCAGCACGTCACGCTCGACGTATTGAATCTATGTTTTACAACGAAGTAAACGAATGGCCTAACAAAACAATACCTGTTGCTGAGAAGGGATTCGTTGTTCAAAAATCACTGTACGACCTGAAGATACAGGAGTATAATGAAGATAATCAAGAACAAAGCATTAATCTTATTAAACAGGTATACGATGGTAAAAGTTGAAATGGTGGCTGATGAAGCCAAAGGTGTAATCAAGCTGGCGTTCGAGAGTAGTGACGACGCCGGTCTTGACGTAGTAGATGCAGTACGTGTTGCTATGATGGGTGAGCATCTTAAACGTGGTGGTTACGTTAATAGTAAGCGTTGGGTAGTAGAAATTAAGACAGAAGCCATGTCATCAAATTAGAAATCTTTGGTATAACAAATATGGACACGAATAATTTAGGACTAGAGAAATCTGGAACTATACAATTAACTGAAGACGATATCAATTTAGCTAGGTCCGGAATGGTATCAGAACGAGTCAGGCAAACCTGGGGTTTGACTTTGGAACAGTTACAGGAAGTGGTTAATAATAACGACTACAATCTAATCACTAAATAACATTATTTTTAGGAATACAATGAATCTGGAAAAATTAAAAGATCTGGCACAAGCACTTCCTGAAGCAGTTCGTCAAAATGCTTTGGACTTAGTAACTCGTATGGGTGAAGTTATTGAAGGTATCGGTGATGAGCCAGTCAAATGGCGTGCTTCTACTGCTAAGCTTATGCAGGCGGTATCGGATCGTAGTAAAGCTCCAAAGGGTGCAACCATTGGTGATATTATCGTTGGAGAAGAAGTTCTGGCTGCTCCAGCTAAAGTTATCGTACTACGTTCATGGGATGCTCGTCAAATGTGGTCCCCTGATCAGAATGAAGCGAAAATGCTTTGTTCGTCGCCGGATGCAGAGGTAGGTTATATCGGTAATAAATGCCGTGAATGTCCTCACTCGAAATTCGATGAAGAAACCAAAAAGACCGAGTGCAATAAGATCAAAACTATGATGTTGCTGAAGGCAGACTTCAGCGATATCTTCCTCATTAACTTTGCTAAGACCAATTACAAGACTGGTACTGAATGGCAAATGATGATGAAAAAAGCTGGTGTTGCTCCGTATCGTCGTATCTATGGCCTGAAGAGTGAAACCAGTAAGCAGTACAAGAACGTAGAAACTATCGCAATTGAAACCTACACTGGTGATGAGCGTGATACCCCTGCCGATTGTCTGGCATTTGTGACTGAATTGTTTACTCAGGTTGGCGCAGATCGTAAGGAGATGGTTGATAATTTCCACAAGATTATCATCTCCCGTAAGCAAGATCCCTCCATGTTGACTTCGTCAGGTGGTGCTGATTCTGAAGTAGTGCTGATTGGTACTGATTCTGCTAGTGAAGCAGCTCCAGCTAAACCGGCTGGAAAGAGTGAAAGTACTTTGGCAAAGAAGTATAGTGTTTAATTAAATATAGGGGCGTTGGCAAGGCTAAGTCAACGTCCCTAAAAAGGATTCATAGTGTCAGAAGAACTAGAGCAAGCAAGCACAGAAGACAGTGCTGAAGTAAATGAGATTGCCGAAATCAAAATTAGCCCTGCAACACCTTTACCAGATTATATTAAGGCATGTATAGATTTGGTCAAAGCACCAGATCCTATTAAAGCCTCAGAACCAAACGTTAAATGTTTCTACGGAAATGATGGTCGGGTATTTTTCGGAATCGTATTTTTCGAAACTACTGATTCTTTTTTAGTAGGAGCAAGTGCTCGATTGGTAATGCAAGATGAAGGTGAGATCGTCTGTGAACCTCTTCACCCAATGCCAGTTGCTAGAATTTTCAAAGCAAGTTTTTCAATGGTTACAGGACCATTACTCAAGTATAAATATCACTACTATTTGTATTTGAAAACTAAGGGACTCTCTATACTGCCTGACTATATGACAGGAGAGACTCTTGAAAAAGTATCAGATTTCATACAAGCAAACGCCAGTGTTACTAAGGAAACTAAAAAGAAACCTTTAGTAGATACTGTAAAAGAAGAGCTTGAGAGAAAAGGGGTACAGGGGGTGAGTCCGGATGCATTCCACCCCTTTATTTTGAGTGAAAAGATTCATTAATGAGCACACCAGCAATACTAACAAGAATAAACGATGCTGAGAAAAACCTAGAAGATTCTGGTGGATTAAAGTTTGATAAGTACGGACTGGGCGCATGGAGTCCTTCTAAGCTCAAGATGTTAGAGAAATGTCCGTATCAGTTTTATTTGAAGTACGTCCTTAAAGTGAAGCCTGACGACGATTTCGTTCAGGATACTTCTATGGCCGATGTAGGAACTGTAGCACATAGAATCTTGGAACATGTCGTGCTTGGTAAGAGCATCGAGGATTCCTATACTGCTACTAAGAAAGAACATTGTAATCTTGCCCTAGAGGATGTGAAAAAAGGTCATGCTGTTTTGACTTTGGATCAATGGGAAAATTCCATTATTCCTCTGGAGGCCAATATCATTACTTTCAAAGAACGTTTGGAAAACTTTGCTCGTAACAATAAGATTAAACGTATGCTTACAGAGCTTCGTCTTGGTGTTACTAAGGATTGGAAACCAACAAC